TAAGGAGATTTGTGATGCTCTAGGAATCCAGACTGACAAAGAAGGTTGGATCACGGGCTACAAAGTCTATGATGATCAAATCTGGTCTGATGTGAAGTCTGGTAAGTATGCTGCTTTCTCAATAGGGGGTGCAGCGGTGATGGAGGAGCAATAATGCCTAACATGCTCAAGAAACTGAAACTGACGGAGTTGAGTCTCGTTGATAGACCTGCGAACCCAGAGGCGATTGCTCCGATCTTCAAAAGTGACTCCCCGAAAGGAGAAAAGGAAACTATGGATAAACTCGAAAAACTTGTGAAGTCCTACATGGAAAAGAAGGATCTCACGGAAGCAGAAGCCCGAGTGGCACTGTTTACCGATCTGGAAAAGGCTTTTGGTGATGCAGAGAAATTTGCTGATACCAAGGCTGAGAATGAGAAACTTCGTAAGGCTCTCATTGATAATGATTTTGTAATTACTGCTGACGCCATCGAGAAAAAAGACTCGGTGGAGTATATTGAAGTTGAAGGTGAACAGATCAACAAGGCTGATGTACCTGCACCTATCCTCAAGAAGCTGGAAGCAGCGGAAATGGAAAAGGCTGATCGTGAACTGATGGAGAAGGCCGAAAAGACCCTCCCTAACTTCAACAAGGATATTGCAAAGCGCCTTCTGGCTAAAGGTCTTGAGGATGACATCCTTGAGGCTCTTATTGCTGCTGACAAACTGTTTGACTCTGCTATGGGTGAAATTGGTCAAGCCAAATCTGATGTGACTGATATGGTCGAGGCTGAGGATAAACTTGAGCAACTGACGAAGGCATACCAGAAAGAACATGGTGTGGCTTATCAGACTGCCTATGCGAAAGTCACGAAAACTGCTGAGGGTAAGTCCCTTGTCAAGGAAATCTACAAGAAGGACTAATCCCCTTTTTGTCTAGTATAAAGGAATAGAAAATTGGCTACTCAAGGAAACCAAATTCGTGAAACGATGCTTGCAGGTGCTGACCTGTCGGCAAAGCAATTCACGTTTGTTAAAATGAACACTACTGACCGGACTGTTGTTTCGGCTGGTAATGCAGAGGCTGCTTTTGGTGTCCTCATCAATCAACCGACTTCTGGTCAAGCTGCTACCGTGGTTACGCATGGTCGTGTTATTGTAGAAGTTGGCACTGGTGGTCTGACCGCTGGTGATACTGTGGGCGTTGATGCTAATGGTGAAGCCGTTACGTCTGCCACTTCGGACATTATCGTTGGGATTTGTGTTGAAGGTGCTTCTGCTGGCGAGCGAGCAACTATCGACTTCTTCCGTGGCGGCAATGCGTCTGCATAATTAATAGAAAGGATTTAGACCATGCCTATGCTTACTCCGAATCAGGTGCATATCGACAAGCCCCTGACTAACCTCACGATTGCATACATGCAAGATCAGACGAACTTTATTGCTGATCGTGTGTTCCCGAATGTCTCGGTCTCGAACATGACGGACAAATACTACATTTATGACCGTGAAAACTTTAACCGTAAGGGTGAACGTAAAGCCCTTGCACCGGGTGTTGCTCCTGAGCGTGTCGGGATGTCGCTCTCGACTGACAGCTATTCGGTCAATGTGTATGGCCTTGCCCATGCCTTTGATTTCCAGACCCTTGCAAACGAAGATACCATGCTGGACATCCGCTCGGGTGCTGCCAACATGCTTCAAATGCTTAACCTGATTGATCGTGAAAACGATTGGATGGACACGTATTTTGCTACGGGTGTTTGGGATACCGAATACACTGGTGTTGCTAACGCTGACAATGACACGGCTGCTGAGGTTACTCAGTGGGATGACTATACGAACTCCACGCCTATTGTTGACGTTAGAACGGCCAAGCGGGCTGCATTTCTCGCCTCTGGTGGGTTTATGCCTAACGTTATGGTTGTTACTCAGGATGTGCATGACACGCTCTGTGACCACCCTGACATCCTTGCCCGTCTGAATGGTGGTGCTACGACTGCTACCCCGGCTCTGGTTACGGAAGCCAAACTGGCAGAGATCTTTGAAGTTGACGAATACCTTATCACCCGTGCGGTTGAAAACACTGCTGCGGAAGGTGCTACGGAATCGACTTCGTTTATCTCCAGCAAGAAGGCTGCTCTTTACTATCGTCCGGTTGCTCCCGGTCTGATGGTTCCGGCTGCTGGTTACAACTTTGTCTGGGATGCTCTTGAGAACTCCTCGGGCTATGGTGTCAACGTTATGTCCTTTGCGAATGACGAACTGGCCCGTAATGGTATTGCCGAAGAAATCCAGGTTATTCAAGCCTATGACATGAAAGTTGTGGGTTCGGAAATGGGTGTATTCTTCAACACCATCCTGTCGTAATTGACAGATAAAAAAGGAGGGGTCCATTGGTTTGGGCCTCTCCCAATACAAACCAACAACTTTATAGGTGATATATGAAACCTCGTCAACTACAAGAACAAGCACACCCTTCATTCCTTGGTTGGCAAATGGATTGGCCTGTGTTTGTAAAGACCCCTGTTCTTACTGTAGCAGGTAAAGTATTCAAACGTGGTGACTACTTTCCTTGGTCTGAATTGCAAGTAGACCCTGCCCGTGTGGCACTGATGTATAACCAGAAACTTCTTAACCATGATGCTAATAAGGTTCAAGAGAATGGTCTTGGTGACAGACTTGGGGAGATCAATGGTAGAGACCTCAAGAGTCTTGTCCATCTTTTGAATACTGACATGAGGAAGAACCATTGCGCTACGGAAGAAGAGTTTAAGAGGAAGCGTTGTAGACAATCTGCTAAACCAGAGACACAGCGTATCTACCTCCGTCAATTCCTCAACAAGAATCCTTACATGTCTGAGTCATTCCTTAAATATAGGGAATCCTACCTAGATAAGAAAGTTGAAACCTAATGTCTTTCTCCTATGACTCCAGTAATCTCGGGACTTCTACTGCTGCTGAGAGACTCAACTCTGTCCGTTTTCTAGTTGGTGATACTGACACTACGGATCAGTTGGTTCAGGACGAGGAGATTACATTTGCTCTCACGCAGACAGGGGATAACATTTACTACTCTGCATCTTTTATCGCTGAGACTGTCGCTGCTAAATTCTCACGTTGGGTGACTACAGAACTAGATGGTGCCCTGTCTGCTGAATATAACGAACTGGCTAAGAACTACAGGGTATTGGCTTCTACCCTCAAGCAACAGGGTCAGAAGTATAGTGGAACTGCTCTTGGTATCTCCTTTGGTGGTATTCGTATCACTGGTATTGATGCTGCTAGGGATGACACCGATAGGGTTGCTCCTTCATTCAGAAGAGACAGATTCCGTTACCCCCATGAAGATTCCTACATTGCGGACTATGAAAAAGAATGATCTTTCGCTCTCAGGACCTCAAGAGACTTGTAGACATACATGGGAAATCCCTGACCTACACGGTTAAGGGAAATCCTACATATGACCCTTTGACTGCAACTGTAACGAGTTCTGATACGACCTATACCGTGAAGGCATTCTTCTACAACTATGCACTTAATGAGATTGATGGGACAAGTATCCAAGTAGGTGATCGTAGGGTTGTAATGAACTTGGTGGACACCTCTGGCTCTACTGTCCCCGAACCAGAACCTGGGGATAAGATCTCTGGAGAAGGTGACGAGGTTTATGTAATAGGTGTTATGAAGATCATGTCTGGTATCGATCCCGTATGCTACACTTGTCAGGTTAGAGAATAATGCCACAGAGTTCAGTAAGAATAGACAGCAATGGCCTTAAGAACAAGATGAAACGTCTTGAGGATCTCATTGGTGACTCTGTTGAAGAACAGATAATGAGTCTTGCTTCTTATGGTGTCCAGATCTCTCCTGTCCAAAGTGGTGCATATGTTAGGTCTTTCCAAGTAAACCCAAGAGGTTCTCGTGCAGGAAGAAGAATTGACTCAAGCACATTAACTAAATTGACTTCACCTGCTGCTAAACAAGATGCTAAAGAAGACGCTAAAGCACAAGTCAGGGCTGACGTGGTTAATAAAGGTAAAGCCATCATAGAATCGGGTGGAGTCACAATCACTAACTTTGCTCCTCACTCTAGGATTGTAGAGTTGAGACATGGTGTCTTCGCTAAAATGATAAACAGGTTCAGGTAATGGCAGTAATCTACAAGAAGATAAGAATTGCTCTTGAGAATAAGCTTAACAGTATCTCTGGTATTCCCCCTATCGCTTGGGAGAATGTAGACTACGTAAGAACCTCCGGGACCTCGTTCATTGAACCTATGATGATGCCTACACTAAGAGAACCTGCCCATAGGGGTCTAAACCCTCAAATGTATTACCGTGGTGTGTTTAGAATTAATATATACACCCCTCGGTCACAAGGTGCTTCTGCTGGTGAGACTATCGCAGAGACTATTATAAGTAACTTTGAAGCTACTACGGATATCATTACAGAAGAGAACGATAGTCTACTAACACAAGATGACGACCTCCTATTGCTACAGAGTGGCGATGAGATTGTTTTGAATGGTCTTACAGTAGTCTCAATTGAATACGCTGACCAAGAGCAAGGAATCCCTGATGGTTCCTTTTATGTAATTCCACTTAATGTGGGCTACTATATCTACAACTAGGAGAAACTAAATGGCTTTCGCACAAGGCTCAAGAAGTGGTCTGTCGTATATCGTAGAATCTACTTTCGGCACCACACCGGCAGGTAACTTTACTGCCATCCCCTATAACACTCACTCCCTTAACCTTACTAAGGAACGTGTTACGGGTAATGAAATTCAACCTGATCGTATGCTTAGGGTTGACCGTCACGGTAACAGAAATACTGCTGGTGAAATTGTAGTAGACCTTAGAGACGGGAACTTTGACCCCTTCCTTGAATCTGCTCTACAAGGTGTATGGGATAACACACCTGTTGGTCCTGATGAACTGAAGGTTGGCACTACTCCCAAATACTTTAGCATTGAGGATGCTGCACAAGATATTGCTCAGTATCGCTTGTTCACTGGTATGTCTGTCTCCTCCATGGGTGTCTCTATTGCCCCTAACCAAATGGTTACGACCACTTTTGGTATGGTTGGCAAAAACATGACTATCTCTGGGACTGGTAAGACTGTTGATGCTGCTACCATTGCTCAACCTTTTGATGCCTACTCAGGTGATCTTGCTATTGGTAACGTTGGTGCTTCCTCTGCTGTTGCTATTGTGACATCTATTGACTTCTCAATTGATAATGCTCAGGCACCTACTTTTGTTGTTGGTGACGATGCTACCCCTCAACTTGAGACTGGTATGGCTACTGTAGAAGGGACCTTTACGGCTTACTTTGAGGATGCTTCCCTTATCAACAGATTTCTCAACGAGACTGAAACTGAACTTGTTGTTTCTGTAGATGACCCTACTGCTGCCAATGAATACACCTTCACCTTCCCGAAGATTAAGATCAATGGCGCTGATGTTCCTGTTGAAGGACAAACTAGCAGAATCATTACCCTTCCTTTCGTTGCTCTCTATGATACGACTTTGGAGACCAACCTGATGATTCAACGTCCTGACACTACGTAATCCCTAGCTAGGGTAGGGGTGGGTTTGATGTGGTATGTCGGGTTATCACAGCAGGTCCACCCCGATAAATAGGGTCTTATATGAAAAATTGCACCGGCTGTAACATAGAAAAACCACTATCTAATTTTCATAAAAAGGGTTCCGGCCACCATAGTAGGTGTAAAACCTGTAGGAATAGTAGTAATAGAGAGTGGTACAAAAACTCTAACTATAAGAGAGTAAGAACACCTAACCCTGTAGTAAAGTTTGGGCGTGGCCGTAAGTTTTGGCGCAGGTTTTATAAGAAAAGGTTAAGAGAAGCTACGCCACCTTGGGTGAAAACAGAGTTTAGGGAGCAAATGGAGTTTTTATACAATCTTAGGGATGATGCAACACTGTTAACTGGAGAGCAATACCACTTAGATCACATTATCCCCTTAAATCACCCAGAAATCTGTGGACTAAATGTCCCTTGGAACCTACAAGTATTACCCGGCGATATAAACCTTAAAAAATCTAACTACTTTAACATTAACCCGACTTAACATTTACCCGAAGGAAACCCGATGGATATCTTTGACCTTACACCACAAAAAGACACTGTTATTGTAGAACTCACTGACCCTCGTGATGACTCTCCTCTTGTCCACAACAAGAAGAAAATGTTTATCGAGAGATACCTTCCACATACGGAAGAGTATAAGAAGGCTCAGTATAAAAAGACACAGAAGTATCTCAAGATGGCCCAGAAGCAGGGTAATACAGATGTAGATATTGACCTGTATGAAGCTGAGACTGATAGAGTTGACGTTATGGCAGAAACTACTGTCTCTTGGCAACTCTACTATGGTGGTGAGTGGATTGAGTTCTCTCCTGAAAAAGCTAAGGAGATCTACACCAAAGCCTACTGGATTGTTGACCAACTTCAGCAGGGGGAGAACTCCACAGACGTTTTTACCAAACCCTGACATCTAACCTCATCGAGTGGGCTTCACATGAGTTTGACCTCAACAAGCCTGATGAGAATGGTGTCACCAAGAGGGAACACTTGGAACAAGTGAAAAAGCAGATTGGATATGCACCAGAAGGATTGGAAAACCCGACTAACTTCCCACACCTACTGAAGCACGTCTGGTCTGCTTTTTGTGAATTAAACAATGCCCGACAATCTGGTTTTAGTGGACCTAATGCACTGAGTTACACAGAGATAAAATCTTGGAAAGAACTAACTGAAAGCCCTCTTACCTCTTTTGATATTAGTCTTGTCAAGAAGTTAGATGGAGCATACCTAAGGATAGCAAATGGCTGACATTCAAGTAATCATCGACGTTATCGGCAAAGAAGATATGCTTGCTGCCACTCGTGCTGCTGATCGTATGCGTAAACAGTATAGAGACCTTGATAACCAATTTAATAAGGGTAAGATAAATGCTCAACAGTATGCTACGGGCATCAGTCAAGTTGACAAAAGGGTAGACCAACTAGCGGCCTCTCACCAAAGGGGTGTAGCCCAAGTAAATAGGTTTGGTCAAGCCATGCACAAATCCACTAGGCGTGTAAATGCTGGTGGACTTATGATGCAGCAAACAGGTTATCAGATTGGTGACTTTATCGTTCAGGTCCAGTCTGGGACTAATGCCTTTGTTGCTTTTGGCCAACAGGCTACTCAGGTTGCAGGCACACTAACTCTCCTCCAAGGTAAGTGGATTCTTATCGGTTCTGTTTTGGGTATTACTATTCCTCTGTTGACTGCTATTGGTGCAGCGTGGATGAGAACTAGGCAAGCCCAAGATGCAGCCGGAAACTCTCTCAGTTATTACAGGGAGCAACTCAAGTCTGCTAAAGAAGAGATTATATCAACTGCCTATGAACTTGATGCACTGACAAGGGGGTTTACAGATAACTCTGAATTTGCTCTTGTTATGAGGGTAGAAGAGGCAAGAGAGGAACTAGAACAGACTCTGAGAGATTTAGAGAGCCTCCTAGTGGGGGATACTGAGAGTGGACAAGCGCAGACCAGAAAAACCTATGAGGCTCAGATAGAGGCTGCGAGAGAAGCACTAAGGCTAGCAGAGCAGCAACTCGGGACTTATAGACTACAAAGGGATGCTGTCACGGAAATTAAAAGGGCGGAAGAAGAGAGGACTAGGCAACTAGAAGAGAGAGCAGAAGTTGTCGAAAGAATTAGGGCCTCTGTTCAAGAAGAAACCTCTGAACTACAGAACCAAGTCGCTCTGCTCACTATGAGCCTACAGTTTGGTAGAGATTCTGCTGCTGTAGAAGCACTAAAAAGACAACAAGCAGAAGAGACCTATAGGGCTTACCTGACGCAACAAGATATCCTTGGCAATAATCAAGAGGCACTTGTCACTATGTGGCAAACTGCCCAAAGATTAACAGAAGAGGCTGACAGTCAACAAAGAATTCTAGAGCAGATAGCAAACCTAGATATGCCCATAACGGCTAAAATTGAACTTTTGGCTGGAGCACTAGGGGTTGCAAACAGTGCTGCTTCTGCACTCTTGGGGACTCTGAGTGCTGTTGGTCAAACATATGGCAATGTTTCTGCACTTTCTGGTATGGATGGAGTTGACCTAATTGCGCCTTTCAGTGGGCCTAGACCTCCTGCAAGACCTGATGATATTGACTTTGGATATAACCCCCCAAGTGTATCCGGAGGTGGTGGAGGCGGTGGAGGTTCCTCTGGTCCCACTACACTTGAGAGACTACAGAAAGAAGTTGAGGAAAGAAGAACCCTACTCACCTTGTATGGTCAACAGCGTATGCTCCAAGAGGAAATCTATGCTGTAACTAAGAAACTTGGTGATGAAGCAGGAAGTATGTCCGCCCAACAGATTGAGGACCTCGCTAAGATTAACCTTGAACTGGACAAGCAGGAAGAACTCTATGCAAAAAGGCTTGCGGATATTCAGTCCATTGCAGACACTATGAGCCAATCTATGGGTGATGCCTTTGCCTCTATGGTAGACGGAACCAAATCCTTTGGTAAGGCAATCAGAGATATGGCTAGAGAGGTTATCAAGCAACTCTGGGATATCTTTGTTATCCAGAGGCTAATAGGATCTTTTGATACTACAAGCAACACTGGAACTGGTATAATGAAGTTCTTCAGTTTTCTTACTAATGCTAATGGTAATGCCTTCTCGAATGGTAAGGTTACTGCCTTTGCTGATGGTGGTGTAGTAAATTCCCCTACCTTTTTCCCAATGGCTAATGGTATGGGTCTTATGGGTGAAGCAGGACCAGAAGCTGTTATGCCCCTCAAGAGAGGTAAGAATGGTAAGTTGGGTGTTCAAGTAGAAGGTGGTCAAGGTAATGTTGTAGTAAACCAAACCTTTGCCTTCTCCGCCAATGGTGATGACAGTGTTAAAAGGATTATCGCTGAACAGGCACCAAAGATTGCTGCACTCACGCAAAAGACCATGATGGATAGCCGTAGACGAGGCGGTGTCACTAGAGCAACATTTGGATAAGACATGGCTATTAGTTACCCAAGACCACAACCTACAAGTATTGGCTTTGAACAAATCACCATCAGGGCCTATAATGCTGTAGGAAAAACAGAGTCACCTTTTACCTATAAGCAACAGATCTTTCAACATACAGGAACTAAGTGGGAAGCTGATGTAGTAATTCCCTCAGTCCGTAGGGATGTCTCAGATGCTTGGGTCTCAACTCTAGTCAGTCTTAGGGGTATGTCAGGGACAATCCTCTTAGGAGACCCTGATCATGCTTCCATCAGGGGGACCGCTACAACAATGAGTATTACAGGTTCACTAGGTGATGATACTGTTACTGCGGATCTTAACTCTTCTGGTGCCACTATTCTAGCAGGGGATCATTTCCAACTTGGGTCAGGTTCAGATAGCAGGCTTCACATGGTCCTAGAAGATAGGACAGGGGATGGCTCCCTTGAGATATGGCCACCACTTAGGGATAACTATACAACTGCAAGTGCCACTCTTACAAATCCTAAGTGCGTATTCAGACTCTCTAGTAATTTAACAGAGTGGTCAATCAATAACGCTAGTGCATATGGTATTAGCTTTTCAGCCGTGGAGGACCTAACTTAATGGCCAATCAAAAAATTACAGATCTCACTGCAATCACAGGGAATGTCGTTGATGATTCTTCTGATGAGATCCCTATTGTAGACTCCTCTGTTGATGAAACCAAGAGGATCACTAGAGAAGAACTTTTCAAGTCTGTCCGTCATGCCAATGCCTATCAGACCAGAGCAGAAGCAATTTCTGCCCTACCGTCTTTACCAGTAGAATCCTATTTCTGGGTTGGTGATCTGCAATTTGAAAAGGTCTCATCATCCTCAGCTATCTCGGACATGTCGAATGTCATCCCGGTTGGGGATATCTCCGTCAAGCATTTCGGAGCGACAGGCGATGGGTCAACGGACGACACGGCGGCGTTGCAGGCGGCGATTGACTACATGGAGGCGAACAACGGCGGAAAACTCCATTGGCCGGATGGAACGTATAAAATCACGGCAACGCTTACACAGACCGGAGACAGGATCGAGCATATCGGTGGGACTTTTAGCGCGCTAGACGCTGACAGGCTTGATGACGGTTTCAACGTTCTTCTTTCCGGCGCGAATGTCGTCTTGCAATGGGATTCCGGCACGACCGGCGACAAGATGTGGCGCATCTCAATTGCGGACGAAACCGGCTCGGGTCGGCCTGCCGTTGGTAATGGGATTGACGGCATTCTCCTTGACGGCCAAGACGAAGCTACGATTGGGCTGGAGTTGATAAGTCAGCGAGGCGGCACATGGCACGTTGGAGCGATCCGATGCACAACCTCGTGTTTTTCCATTGGAGTGTGCATTAACGGAGTTGCGGACGATTCGGGCGTTGCTCAAGCAGGCAATTCATCCACTAATGACAATACATTCCGCCTCTTTGCGACCAATAAGGGTGTTGTTGGAAACACCGGCGAAACCCTTGTATGTTGGGGGACCGGCGCGACATATAACGGCAACGTTTCGCTCAACACGTTTCATTCCTGCGTGTTCTTCGGCAAGTCCGCCGGGCACGTTCACTTCGGGGATACCGACGCGAACCACATTGTCGCCTGCCGGTGGAATGCTCCCTTTACTTTCCATGCTTCGGACACGCTCTCTGGATGGGGAATTTCTGAGCAGAAGTCCCGTCACAACGTTGTTCTAAGTTGCCAAGGCAGATTGCAATCAAAAGCGGCGACGACCGGATCTGAACACGCATGGGGGAATGTTGTTTACGGCTACTCAACCGGAAACGGCGTTCAATTTCCAATAGTGGAAACCGGATCAGATATGACCGTCCACACCACCGGAATTGACCAGACATCAAGAGTCGGCGGCTTAATTTACGGACGATCATTTTCGGGCGCGCAGGTAAAAAGAACAGCAAATCAAGTAATTCCAACCGGAACTGCAACAGACGTGACGTTTACAGCGTCGGACGATGACCCGTTTGATGCTGTGAACGGAAGCTTCAATATTGCTGTTCCCGAAAACATCAAATTTGCTCGCGCGACGTTCAGATGGGGGTGGGCAAGTGATTCAACGGGGCGAAGGGTTCATTCGATTTTGCTCAACGGGTCAATCGAAGCTGAGGACTTGCGCTTGGCGTCAAACCAAACCGCTGGCTCCGTAACCACCGGAATTATTCCGGTGTCTGAAGGGGATGTCTTCTCGGCGCAGGTTTTGCAGAACAGCGGCTCCGACCTTGACCTGACAAGCGGTAGGACGCGACTGCAAGTGGAGTTCCTTTGACACAGATCAACATTTGCCTCGCCACACGCTTCCGCACACATAACAAAGGAATAAAATAGATGGCTGACCAAAAAATCTCAGACTTTGACGCGATCCTTGGGACTGCCATTGACCCTGATGCAGACCTCCTTGCTATTGTAGATAATGATGCTGGTGCTAACAAAAAGGTAACTGTTACAGAGTTCTTTAAGTCTGCTGCTAGTATGACCATCTTGGCTTCTACAGCAGGGACACCTTCCCTCAGAGCCTTCAGACCAAACAACACCGGTTCAGGTGATCCTGTAGTTATTGTTGCAGGTGATGGTGATTCTGGGGATGTCCTTCTTGAACTCAGGGGCAATACAGATGGCACACTTGTAGACACAGGTGACACCAAAGAATCTTCTGATGCTCAGTTTATCTTCTATGGTAATGGTGCTTCTACTTTTGAAGGTCCTATAACACTAAATAGTAGACTTACAGCCACTGGTCAGGTCTCTTCTGAGAATCCTTCTGGAGAGGCTTCAATTTTAGCAGAAGGTTCAACTAATGCTAAGGTCACTATCAGGGGTGCTGACACTGGAAACTCCTATATTTACCTCGGGGATGCTACGGCTTTCAATGCTGGTCAGATAAGATACAGGCATGACACTGATATTTTTATTCTCTCCAGCACAGACTCTTTTGTTTTCCAAACAGCATCCTCAGAAGCCCTTAGAATTGACAGTTCTCAAAATGTAGGTATAGGGACTATCAGCCCTTCGGCTAAACTTGATGTTGTAGGTAATGCCGAAATCAATGGTGATCTCACAGTCACTGGAACTATTACTGCTTCACTCGCTCCCACGAACATTTCTGCCTCCGGGACATTTGAACTGGGTGGTAACATGTTCTCGGATGTGGACACAGATTCTACAGTTATCTTTGGTGGAACAAATGGTAATGGTGCCCATTTACAGATGTTTGGTGGAACCCATGCCAGCACACCTAACGTAGCCCTCTTAGATGCGGAAGACCACAGATTTAGACCTCAAGCTGGGACAAGCAACTGGCTTAGGATTCAATCCTCTGGTGCAGACTTTACTGTTCCTGTGAATTCTACAAATAACTTTACCTCTGAGGATGCCTTTATACATGACTCTCCTGATAATGCCGATCAGGATATGTTCAAGGCTACGACTTCTGGTGGACAAGACTTCTTCAAGATTAGGGCAGAAAACATCAATGATACTACTGATAGGGCCGACATAAGGTTCCAAGGTGGTATTGAGAGTGTTGTCTTTGATCTAGATAATGGTATTGACCCTGCACAACCCATCTTCCAAGTTAACGGTCAGATCAATGCTGATGGTTGGATTGTTTCGGGTCTTACCACAGGTGGGTCTGCTCTTACAGAAAATGATGGTGGTGGTGAAGCAAATGTAACCTTTAACCACACAGGACAAGTCCCAAGGGTCTCAGGTAACTCTGCTCGTATCAAGTTCAATGCTGATACGGTTGGTGGGGCTGAAATGGAGATTAAGATGGCCTCCAGTGTTACTTCTGGTGCCTCTACGTCTTTGAACTCCATCATGCTACTCAGGGAAGACTACCTGAGATTCAATGTCAACTCTGGCACTGAAATGGTTAGGCTTAATTCTACTGGCATGGGCCTTGGGACTAACTCTCCTTCTACCAGACTACATGTCTCCAGTGGTTCTGCTAATCATATGGCTATGTTTGAGAGCACGAACACTATTGGTATCCTGTCCCTAAAGGATAACTCCACTTCTTCTGACACAGGTGTTGGTCTAAAGGTTCTTGCAGATGACCTCTTCTTGAGAGCAGGGTCTGCGGATGTTGTAAGTGTGACTTCCGCAGGTGATGTTGGTATCGGGACTACTACTCCCTCTGAGACTTTTGAGGTTGTAGGTGAAGCACTTATTTCCTCCTCCGCTGGTGATGCTCTCTACCTTGATGGAACCACAGGTGCTAGTGATG